AGATTTGTGAAAGAGTTCTTTGATAGGAATCAAAACAACTTTGGATTGTTTCCCATCTCCTACTCTTTTCGTTGTGTGTTTGTATTTCTTGGTAAGTTCTCGGATTGTGTCTGTATCAAATATTAAACGACAATAATCTTTGTCACCGATTGCAAGAATGTGAACCCAATAGTCTGCTTCAGTCACAGCTATGCCTGATGGCTTACCATAACTTTCAAACTCTATGCAGATGTTGCCAGTGCGATACCACCAATCTCTTTCAGTCTTAACTTCAACTTTAAATTTATCGGTATCAAATATTGCAGCAACACGTTGCTCTCGGTCTTGACCATAAGCCAAGTCCAAATCGAATTTTGAATTCTTCAATGTGTGTCAGCCCAAGTCTCGCCAATTTTATATTCCCCCGTTAATGGTATTCTTAATTTAAAATGCATACCTGCATTCTGGATTGCATCGACTGCTACTTGTCCCACAGTCTCTGCATCATCTGGGTTACACTCAACTTGTACTTCATCGTGAACCCAAACTACTTGTTGCACATCTGGTAATCGTTTAACTGCTTTATCAAACTCAACTAGCCATTGCTTACAAACAATTGCACCACTGGATTGTAACAGTGTGTTGAGTGCTGAATGTTGTGAACGAACCTTAACGTGACGACCATCAAGTCCAATGATGTATCCTCTTTGTGATGCTCGTTGTACATCAGTTATTAATTTATTCAGTGCTGGTAAATTATTTAGAAACCTCTTTTTAATTTTAGATGCTTCATTAACTTTCTTACCTGTCACTTGTGCAATCTTTGTGACACCGCCTCCATAAAGAAAGCAGTAATAAAATCTTTTTGCTATGTCCCTAGTTTCTAGGCCCGCAAGTTCTTGCGTCTTGCTATGTATGTCACCATTAAGAACAACATCTGCATAATCGCCTGCATCATACTTAGCCAAGTAATGCGCTAGCATACGAACTTCTAATCCAGATATATCTATACCTACCAACGACTGTCCCGGTGTGGCTCTGAACAATTGACGACACTCTTTGCCAAAAGGTTTGATGACACTTGGCACTTGTCCTAGGTTTGGATGTGTATGTGAGGCACGACCAGTTACAGTTGAATTAGTATTACAGTTGCCATGAATGCGACCATTAACTTCCTGCTTTAGCCATGCCTGTGAACCCACTGCAAGTTGTGCAATGCGTTTTTCTACAAGGAAATGTTCACTTAAAATTTTTGCCTCTGGATATTCCAGCTTTTCTAAAACTGTTTCATCAACTCTTGGCTTTGCATCAGGAGTAAACTCTTCTGGTTGCCAATCGTATTTATCTTTAAGTCTTTGTGCTATGTGCATTCTGCTAGAAGGATTGAAAGCAACCTTTCTTACCTTCATATAGGGAACACCTTTTACATAGCCTCTAGATTTATTATTAACTTTTGGTATGAATTTTGTTCGTTCAACAATAGGTGGGAATATTTTTTGTAGCTCTTGTTCTAGTTCTATCCGTCTAAGATTTAACTTAGAGTACAATTGTTCTGCTGCACTTTTATCAAATGAGAAACCATGTTGTTCTTGCCTATGAATTATTTGTGCAACATCGTGTTCTAATTGTAATGCATCAGTCTGAACTGATTGTGTAAGAATATTGTAGAGTGTTGCAGTAACTTCCACATCTTGAATGCAATAGTCCAACATCTCTTGAGTAAACTCTTTCCAATCAGTAACGATTTGTGATTTGTAATTACCAATACGATGACCCCAAGCTTCAAGGCTATGTCTTCCAATCAGTTTCTTAGGATAATCTTTCTTACGAAAGTCTCTCTCCTTAATATCTGGATACATCAATCTTGCAGCTACAATAGTGTCAAAGATTTTTGCCTCAGTGTAGAAACCATAAAGTTTCTGTAGTACTGGGATGTCGTATTTAATAATATTGTGACCGATAATAAGTTCAGCTTCCCCTAATAGCTGCATTGCTTTTTTAATTTTAGGTGTGATTACCTCATTTGTATCGAGGTCTTTAAGTACAATACAATGCACCTTAGTGACATCTGGTAACAAACCATCAGTCTCAATATCAAAAACTAATCGCATAACTCTTGATTAATCCAGTTTCTTAATTGTGAGTTGCGTCTTAGTAATTCTGTTGTGAAGTTTGCAAAGCTATCTACAGCTCGTTCTTCTTCAGCTTTATCTAAATTAAATATATACCAACAGGCATGATAGGTTTCATGCAAGGCAAGTGATACTCCCCGAGCTCCACCTTCCTCAATAATACTTCTGTCTAAATATATTTTTTGTTCCCTTGATGCGTAACTACCTTGTTGGTCTCCTACCTCTAGCGCTACATCTGGTTCTAAAAGAACAATCTGTAAGTCGTGATAAGACACACTGATAGTGTCTGGGAATTTTACTTTTTTCATATTACTCCTAATGTAATGTGTGTTTTTGTATTCTGATGCGCCAAGCAGCTTCATTGCCTTCTGCAATAAGACCGAACAATGCATTATCAATAAGTTCGTATGCATCGATAGTCGCAACATCTATTGTTATTGTTTTGTGTGGGTGTTTGACTGCTTGAGCCAATGCATCCATCACAATACTTGTCCATTGGATTGACTCAGAAGTCATTGTTGACGATTTCACTGAGGCAACCTGTGGTTAAATCAAAGTGTAAATCACAAGCATGACCTGTCTCTCCACTAAATCTATTCTTTAAAATATTTACTTGTGTAGTGTTGTCGTCTGCTTGTAAGTCCCTTTGCATTGAAATAATCATATCGCTTAGTTGTCCGATGGAGGCTGAACCACGAAGTGCATTCATCGTTACATTCTTTCCATCTTCAAATCCTTTGTCTCCTTCACTTCTTCTCAAGTGTGAAACAAGAATTAATCCTATGCCTGTCTCTTCTACTAAAGTTCTTAGAACAGAGACTGTATAGTCGATAAGCTTTCTTTCATCATTGGTATGTCCATCGCCAAGAGAGCTGAGAGCCATATGCAAGTGGTCAAGAATAACAAAATCAACTGCACAAGCTTTAGCCAAGTATCGTATCTTTGAAATAAGATTGTCGGCAACTGTACTACCAAAGTGATTATACAAATAAAAGTTACCGTTACCCACAGTAGCATTATATGTGTGTCGTAGGGTGTCATCGTCTACTCCTTCTCTCGTTAAATGTAATGGTTTGTGTAAGCTCACTCCCATAATGCCGAGTGAGGTTCGTTTGATACTTTCTTCAAGTGCGATGTATCCAACTTTAAAATCTTTTTGTAATAGGTGTAAGGCCAGATGCCTACAGAACGAACTCTTACCAACTCCTGAACCTGCAGTAATAGTTACAAGTTCACCTTTGCGTAAGCCATGTGTTTTAACATTGAGATGTTCAAAAGGATATTCGACTGTAACATAGTTATCTTCCTCTTTGATTGTGTCCCAGATGTCAGTGCCACAAACAATTCCATCAGGTCTGTATGGTTTGGCTGACCATATGCAATCAGTAAGTTCTTTCAACTTATTCTGTTGCAGCATTTCGTTTGCATCTTTAAGCGGCAGTGAACATATCTTACATTTGTTAGGGGAGAACAATCTAGCACACTCTACTGCCGCCTTTTTGCCTGCATCGTCTTGGTCGAAACACAAGACAACACTGTCAAAACTCTCAAGCCATTCTAATTCTTTTGATAAGTCTTTCTTTGCACCTGCTGCGCCAGTCTTTATAGACACAACTGGGAACTTGTTGTTCCAAAGCCTGGATACACTGAGTGCATCTATCTCGCCTTCAGTGACAACAATCATTTTACCTTTGCTTCCCCAAAGCTGCTGTCCAAACAATCCTGATTGCTTGGCATCACCTAACCACTGAAACTCTTTGTTAGGATACCGCAGCTTTTGTGCAACTAACTCTCTATCAGAGTTATAATAGTTTGCTACTTGGCAAGGTCTGCCAAAGTATTCACCTGTTCCGTAATTAAACTTTTGTACTGTATTAAAATCTATCTTGCGTGATGGTAGTTCGTTAACTTCAAAACTAATAAAATCTTTTTTCTCTTTTGTAGATGGTGTCAATTCATTCTCCCTTGTGACTGTTTGACAGCCAAAGCAATACGAATGTCCATCGTCATACACTGCAACATTGTCCCTGCTTCCACAGGAGTCACAGCTCGTGTGATATAGAAAATTACTTTCTGTCATTGTTAATAAAATTTTTTGCTGAAATATTTAGGTAGGTAAGAAAAGAGGGCTAGAGAGGCTAACCAAACTCTAACCCTCCAATCAAAAAAACTTACCCAACTCTGAAATTTCAAAGTTAGGGCAAGTAGTATCAGTCACATCTCTGTGACCGATAACGAGGACTTTATCATATTGTGATTGCAACTCAACGAGTAACTCGTGAACCGCTTTAAACTGAGCCAAAGTAAAATTACAATCAGGCTCTCCTCTATGGTTCTTGCCTCCAATTAGACAGACCCCGATTGAGTTCCTGTTTGATACTTGACCCATCTCTTCAACATGAACACCACAAAGATTTATATCTCGACCATCCTCCACAGTACCATCACGTTTAATAACGAAATGATAGCCTATGTTTAACAGTCCATCTTTGCGATGAATGACATCAATATCATTTGCAGATAAATCCTCCTCTGGAGTAGTCTTTGAAGAGTGAACGACTATAAACCTAGTCTCCAATCTTTGATTACTCATAACCACTCCTTTGGAAGATGTTTATCTGTGAAAGGAAAATTATACTTCTCACACCACATACCATAAGTAGTCTTAGACTTCTTACTGATGCGTGTTTTTGAATTATTAAAAATAAATCTGATGTCTAATTCTGGATGTTGTTCTTTAACTAATCGCATCTTTTGTCTATCTGCGCTAGTGAACAGTCCCTTAGTCTCTATAAATATTTTTTGTTTTGGTAAGTAAAAGTCAGGAGTGTAGGTGTGTGTCTTCTGAGGCTTCACATATTTCAGCTTAGTCTCTTCAAACTCAAACTCCACACTCTCTGTCTCTAACTCGTTGGCTATCCGTTCTTCTAAACCAGAACGAAACCCATACCTCAAGCCGACTTCATTAGAAGTCAAAGGCTTGTTGGCTCTCCTCTTCTGATGGCGCTTCAGATAAGGATTGCTCAAAGCCTTCCTCTTCCCCAAAGCCGTATCCTTTAGCATTACCATTTCCTCCTTCAACAAGTTTGGTTATTTGTACTGCTCGTAGTCTCATCGACACGCCAGCACCAACCATAGCTGTGTAGTAAGGAACGAGTTCTGCACTTACCTTCATCTCACTACCAGACCAGATGTTACAGTCCGTCATCGGAGTACCTTTTGAGTCAAAGATTGCAACACGATTAGGAATTATCTTCCCATCTTTGGTAGTAAGCTGAGCCTTAGTCTTAAACTTAAAGATTGTAGAACCAGTTGGTTCTCCATTGTCATCCACATCATCTTCATAAGGTGGATTAGCCATCTTTATGTTTTTTCCTTTAGCCTTCTCTTTAGCAAGAGCAACACTATTTTTAATTTCTGCATCAATAGCAGCTTTTAATTCGTCTGCTTCTTGACCAGATAAAATCAGATTAGTTTTATAATGTCCGACTTCATCAAACCTTGTATCTGGTTGTGTAATCCATGCGTATTGACTTACACCTATACCAGTTACAATTCGTTTATAATTATTTTTCACAATAATTTTTTCTCCTAGTTAAATGTTAATGAACTAATAAGTTCATATACGGGCACTATTCTCTCCCATTGGTTGCTATATTTTTAAGCAAAGAAAAATTCTGATTGACGTAAGTCATCAAGATTAAGATTTCCTTTTGCAGGAACTTCTGGAAGTTTGTCTCTAAACTTTTCTGGAATAAGTTTTTCTATTCCATCTTTAAAATCTTGTAAGACATCATCCTGAAATATTTTTACAAATGCATCTCTCAATGTAATTGAAAGCATATGTACATCTGCTGCTGTCGTACCAAAACTATCGTGAACATTACAGAAGTTAGTAATACCTTTACTTGCTGCAAGGTTTACAGTTTCCATCATACAAGCACTGTCTAGGCTATGAACAAAGTTAGCTGCAACACCATTGACCATCTTGCGTCTGTCTGTGGTATCGAGGTCTTTGTTTAATCTTGGCTTGATAACTTCACCCATGAGTTGGGCCTTCACTCTCATAGACTTAGTTTCTGGATAGGATTGCCATACTGGAAACCCAACAGGATTAATCCAGTGTATTGGTAGTTGGTCTTTGCAAATGATACGAGCTATGGCTTGTAAAAAGTCCATACCTTGTCTTGCAGATGATAAGTTGTCACCAATACTAGCCCAGATAGCCTTTGCCAGATAAGTACAAGCCTCAAGAATTTTCTTTTTAGGAAACGGATGTGGTTTACCTAACCTCTCCGCTTTCACAAGTTCATCCTTAACAAAATCGGTACAACTGTAGCGAGTCGAACCATAACAAATAGTCATTATGGGTCTCTTGGTTATCTTACGAGTGACACCATAGTTCAACCATTCTTGTGCATAAGGTTTACCATCTGTTGCATCTTTGCGAAGTTGCTCTTTCACATTATCAGCAACCGCCTGATATATATCTTCTGGCTTTTCTGTGACTGTAAGATTAACAAGCCTACCCGCGTGTTCATCCCGGAGCATCAATGAATATAGCTGCAATCCATTACAGCTTCCATCTACTGCTACAGGTATGTGAGATACAAAACCTTCGCCTTCTTCTTTGAACCTTGCCCATTCATCACAGAAAGCAAGAAACTGATAAGGACTGTCTGCATCATTCCATTGCAAGTTACCTAATGGGTCTTTGCCACAAGCAACAATCCAATCTGAATTATCTTCTATCCACTGGTGTCTGTCTGCTAAAGCAACTTTGTCATTACCCCAACAGTTAGCTCCATGTACTGCTAACCAAAAGATACCTTTGTTTTCTGTTGTAATAGGTTTGCCATTAGAAAACTTAATCAATGCTTTTGCGCCACCAACAGATTGATAATTGAGAAAAGCAGGGACACAATACACCCTGCCCCTAAAATCTAATTGTAAAGGGTAATAGATTTTCTCATACTCACTGTAGTCTTTTGCAGTATTCAATACTTGAGAGAATAATATCCTCTTTGATTTAATTACTGCTCTTTCATCGTGAACCTCTCTCTTTGCAATCTTATATTGCAGCAAGGCTTCTTTGTTGGTGTCGATGTCGTGTGGTCTGTTTGGAAAAGCTGGTAGTTCTGAGGATGGCATACCACCATACTGAAAACCTTTCTCCCAAGCATAATTCATTACATCCAGAATGAACCTATTGATTTGGAAAGGTGTGCTTTGCATATTATTCACCGCCTCATAGACCTGTGGCATCTGAAAACTAGCTAACTCTTCCCTAAATCGTTTGTTCTTCTGTTTGACTAAATCAAGTTTTAAATCTTTATAGCCTCCACCTATTGGAGAAGTCCAACCTAGTGGTATAGAAACCATAGGCTTGTATTCTGGAGACAACAGCTCATTCCAGGCATTTCTCTCCTTTATCCATTCCAAGGTCTTTTCTGTGATTTTGATGACCTTAGTCTTCTTCTTCTTAACAATATTGTGACCGATTTCTATTAGTCCTGTGGCTTGAACCATCAGTTCCACAAGGCGAATGCCTACATGAAGCTTGTCTGTTTTACTCCACTCGACCCAACCAACACCATCCCGGTTCGCTTGTTCTCTAAGCTTTCTTCTTCTGTAGGTGTAGTGTCTCGTTGGTCTTCTATCTAAATCCTTCATAACTGTGTCATAAAGCTTTGGATTTAGGGTCTGGAATGACCTCATAGCCACCTCTGTCTCGATTTTGCCTCCTAGTGCAATACAAGAGCCAGTAAAGGGTTTCTGTTGTGTGACTGTGTTGATGATATGCTTTGCTGTGATTAGTGCAGAAATTTCTGGTTCTACCTCACATAAATGCTGAAAAGCAATCTCTGGTCTACCACCAGTCTTGTCGTCTTGGGTTATTAGGTATTCTTGGATTAAATTGGCAAGAGGATTGATGGTGTTTCTAACCATCACCTTGCCATAAGATGTTACGGATTCTTCACCTCTTTCGATGTGTTGTAATCGTCTTTTGTTGGTACGGTGTTTGCCTTTTTCAACCATAATCTTCTCGTGGTTAACTTCATCGGCATATGTCGGTAGGCTCTCATATATCTTAGCCATAGTTTTACTCTCCTTAATTTTAATTAAAATCAAGTGAGAGTGAGCTTTGTTTCACGTGGAACTAGCAAGTTGCTTTAATATCCCAACACCCTAGTTTTTCGTGCTACTGATTTGTAATCAATAGGTTCGCGGTTCAAGTCCGTGTGGGGGCACCACGAATTCCAACAAAAACTCACTCACACTTTTTCCAATTGATTGCATAAAGTATAATGCTATCCCTTATGGGATTTTATATCAATTAGCTTTTCAGATGCATCGCTGCTTCTGTCGTTATCTAACACATCAACTACACTAAAAGTATGTTGTGGCATCAAATGACTGTAACGTTTAGTCATTTGTAAGGACTTATGTCCCATCAACACACCGATTTTGTGAAAGTCAACTTTGCCAGATTGTGCGAGACGACTTGCATAAGTGTGTCTCAAAGCATGAAGAGTAAACTCTCTATCATCTTCAAGGCCCATTAACTCACGTAAGTCAGTCCATTTGTGTTGTACTGTCCAAGTATTCAATTGGAAAATACAATCGTCTTCTTCCTTGTGTTCGATAAGTCTTGATACAATCTCACTTGCTCGTTTGCATAAAGGAACACTACGTTTTTCATTGTTTTTAGACTCTTGAACAATGACGTATTGTGTCTTTGATACAACGTCAGTTTGTACGTCTGACTTCTTCAACTTCAAGGCTTCAGTCTTTCGTAGACCTGTATCCATAAGGAACAAATAGTAATCAAGATAATCTTTTTGATTACGTTCTAGCATAATCTTTTGCATAAGTTTTTCTTCCTTTAAGTCTACGAAACGTACCCTTTCATTGTTCTCTTTTTCCCACTCAATGTGTGGAACAGATTTCAAACCATACTCGTTTGGTCTGTTGAAAGCATACTTCAGCATCTTAGATAATGAACTGTAGTACCTATTAACTGTGGCTACAGAATTCCCACATTCGTCAAGAAGATATTCTCTTAATGCATCAATGTGTCTTGTAGTTATATCATTAACTAAAATGTCCTTGCCAAGTAAATCACAAATGATTACTCCGTAACGAGCTTGAGTTGCATTCCAACCATTCCTGGTTAACTTGCTACAGATAGCAATTAGTCTTCTATCTGTTTCTAATTCAGTGTCGTGTACTGAAATCATCAATGGCTTTACATCGGCTTTTCCATTCTTGCCAAGTTTATTTACCATTACCCCATTCACCTCCTCTCTGTGAAAAAAAGTTAGTTGTATGATTGATTACTTCTTCTTAGAAGTTCTGACATTTGCGCCTTCACGCATATAACCTGAAGACAACAAATTCTTTTTCTTAAGATTGAGCTTATTAATCATATCTTCTTGGACTTTGTCCTGCTTCATCCGATATGTCAGCTCTTCTTTTATCTTTGCAAGTTCCATTTGGAATTTTTCTTGCAGTTCGTGCAATTGTTGTAGATTGGATAACATATTTCTAGACTCCATTTCTGCTAGTCTATACTTGTATTGCATCTTCTCTACATCTCTTGGTCTTTCATCCATAGCAGCACGAAGTCTTTTTAATCTATTTAATCTGACTTCTTCTGAAACAGTTTCAGACTCAATTGCATATTCAGATAAACGATTTACAAACCTTTGACCTTTTGGAGATAAGAAAACCATCTTCTCTCTTCTGTCTGCAGGATTGTCCATCGTATATAAAAGACCCATTCCAAACTTAGGCTTTAATGCTTCCCTTGATGGTGGTCTTCTTTTCTTTGCAGCTCTTTCTAAAACTTCACCCGGTGGGTTCAGTAGAGCCTCTGAAAGTTTAGTTACATTTCTTGATGTAGACGATTGAGCTAGACCAAGTGCCTCTGCAATTTTACTCATAGGCATACCTGCACTTCCATATTCATCTTCGTGTCTTGCAACATAAAGTAAACATACAAGCATTTGTATTTCCATTCGAGAGTCCATTGCTCTCACTTGGTCAGCTATCGATAATAAACTTTCAAGTTTGCCAAAGTATCGGTCAAGAGCTAGTTTGCCTTCTCCGTCTCGTACTTTCCAATTTCTTGGCATTTGTTTGTCCTTTCATTTTCGTAGGAAGTAAACCTAGTATAGTCTGTGGTGCATTCTTTTGCAGTTTATTATTACTAAACTTCCACATCTTCCTAACTGAGAAACTACTGAGCTGTCGGTTGAACATCTTCACGACATCCTTCCATTGCAATCTTCTCGATTACCTTTGCGATTGAAAACTTAATCCCATGCTTTCTTCGCAATATCTCTTGTAGTTTGGTTAAATCTGCGTGAGCTTGTTTACTCACTGATACAGATGTGTATCTAAAGGTGTCTGGCATAGTCTTCTCCTTTCCCAGAATGTCCCCCTCGGTTGTTAAAAGAATCAGACATAAGTTGAATTATATCTGAGTTATTTGCTGATGTGTACTCGCCATAGACCAACATCAACTATAGTCTCCCATTCCGCATCTAATCCATCGTCAAATGTCTTATGGGTATAGTTGAACTTTGACCACTTAGGGTACTTCTCAACGAATATTGTGATTTTAAATAATGTAAATTGCATTCATGTTTATCCTTCCTTGTTACCTTTAGGATTTCGTCTGGATAAACCAGAGCAGGTGGTTAAGGTGTCACCTGTGTTGAACGTATCAACAAGTTACTTATGTAACTCCCCACTAATAGTGTTATAGAAATTTCAGTTCTCATTCAAGTCCTAATTCTGAATAAATGCCAAACCCATCATAGAACCATGATAAAAGAATGATGGGTCTGGACTTAGACAAAAACAGAGCCTGTAGATAACTACTACTAATAAGGTAAGAAATAGCAGCTACCACAAACTCTGTTCAAAGGAGGTGTCAAAAGGGAGAAATAAATAAAGCCCTTTTGCCACTCATGCATCCTCTTGGGTTAGAAAGAATAAGAACCCCAAGAGAGATAACATCAAGAGGGGTACTTAACTACCCCCCTCAAAATTATCTCTTACGGATAAGTTTCAGATAGTCATAAACCTGTTTCTTTTGCTTAGTTCTGCAAAGATGGAAATGACCCAGAAAGTATGCAGCCAACGGATTACTCGTGGCGCTTTCTCTCTGCCTGTTTTTATAGGTATCTATGAAATTCATATATACTCCTTGCTTTAGTTTTTTTGATTGCCTCCAAGTGGAGGGTAGATGGCATACGGACTTGAAA